AATAAAGCCCCAGTGCGGGGCTTTTCTTTACCTGCCTTGTATCGTTCGCCGCTGGTAATCATCGCGGCATTCTCCGCCGGGGCAAAAAGCACCCTCGCTCACAGGGTGGTCGCAATTGCGACAGATGCCAGTGAACGGATGCTGCCGGGGCTGCTCTCTGGCATTCTGCAAAGCCACCTGTAAATAGTTCTCTGTTATCTCTGCTGCGTCGTCAGCGAAATCAGCCATTTTATGCTTCTCCTATGCGCTTAACTGCTATGTCAAAATAACCTTGGTCTAACTCAATGCCAATAAACTCTCGGCCAAGGTTCTTTGCTGCTACTCCGGTAGTGCCGCTGCCCATAGTGAAGTCCAGAACTGTTTCGCCTTCGTTGGTGTAGGTGCGGATCAGGTACTCCATTAGGGCAACGGGTTTTTGGGTTGGGTGTACTTTTCCGGCATGGGACGCGTTGGAGAACTCTATAATTGATTTAGGGTAGTATTTGTCGCTCCAGTACCGGTCGGGTATGTGGGCCCCGTCAATTTTCGACGGCGATTTTTTACCGCCCTTCCAGCGGCCTAGGCCCTTAGTCATTATCGGCACGTACCCCCCGCCAAAAACCACGACGTCCTCGTGTGTCTTCAGCGGCGCGACTTTTGCGTTTAATACATTAGAGGCTGATTTTTTGCTCCACACCCAACAATACTTAAACATCCTCGGATTGCTCATCACGAGCGCAGACGTAAACGGCTGGCTGGCCGTCATAACAATCGCGCCATTCGGCTTAATCACCCGCTTTAACTGCTCCCACATTAACGGCAGGTCAATTACGGCATCCCATTTGCAAGCCGTGGTTCCGTATGGCGGATCAGCTAGAATCATATCAACGCTGCCATCTGGTATCTCTTTCATACGCTCAAGGCAATCACCCTGCATTAGGTCAGCCATTAGGTAATCGCCTTAGATTGCTCAGGATACAAAGGATCGTGCACAAGAACCCAGCCTTCAACATCGTACTTTTCTTTGTGAGTCAACTGACCATCTCCATCTTTTCCTCTGCGCAATTCTCTTAGTGAACCACTGGCCCCTGTTACCTTGTAAGGCTTGTCACGTGGAGACTCCCACACCTGGCCTATGTGAAAACTATTTGCTCTTTTATCAGCGCTCATTATATTTATCCCTCGCTCGCTTAAACATGTTGCGTCTAGCAATTACTCTAGGCGTGTATACCGATTTATCAAACGCTGCCAATAGCTCTTCAGCCTTTAGCTTGCTAGCCTGTAGCTGTGCCTTGAGCGCCTTTGATTCGCGCTTAGCGTGGGTTAGTTTGTCGGCTAGGCTTGCGGTGCTCATCGCACTACCCCCCACCGCTCACCCTTGCGGATCTTATAAACCATAGACGCCGACACGCCAAACACAATTGCCTGCTGCCTGTCAGTGCGACCATGGACGTTTAAACGCATGGCCCGTACATCGTGTGCCGTTAGCTTCTTTGCCAACTGTGAGCCACGTGGAGCCATCTCTACAGCCCGTTGTACGTACTCGGCGCGGGGCAAGCATTGATAGCTGGGGTTGCGGTTGGCGCGACGGAAGTCTGCTGATCCGGGGGTCATAGCAGCGCCTCCTGAACTGGGACTTGCATCCAGCGGCCTGCGCTGTTGTGCGATTCAATCCGCGCAGCCATCAACTCGGCCCGCCATTCTTTCGTCGGTGGCTGGTACGTGCTTTTCCATGCCGAATCAATGCCGATGTTTTGGCCGATGTTTGTGCTGTCGGCGCTGGCGAATGGCAACTTGGTGAAGATTGCAGGGTCAAGCATTCTCAAACCGTGAAGGCGGCACACTGGCCGGCCCTGTTCATCGCAAATCGCATTCAATGCCTGGCTGATCCGCGTCCACCAGCGACCCGTTCCGATTTGCGCATACGCTCCCGAGCTGCCAATGCACACACGCGGCCAGAAATGCGCCATATCAAAAAGCCTTTCAATGGATTCGTGCATGTGCCATACCGGCGCTGAAAACTGCTTTTCGTGCGGCCATTCGCGGATCAGGTCGTCATTCGCTATCTCGTCACCGTCGATCACGTCAGGAATCACCGCGAAGTCAAAGCCGGGATGCCGCTTTAAGCCTTCCACCCACTCGTAAAATGGTGTCCAGTCGGTGACTGGCTTGCCGGATTTCCATGCTGTAAAAGCGCCGTTATCCACCGCGAAGCTCTGGCACAACTCTGTTGCGATTTCGAGTTGCAGAGGGTGCGCGTATGACACGAATGCGTGACGCCCTTGTAGCAGCTTGGCGGCAGCGGTCGCCGGGGTAACAGGCAGTCCGTGGTAATGGATCATGCTTGCCCCCTGCGCGTTTCAATATCAACGCCGTGGTGGTGCGCGCTGATAACTTGGTATCCGCCAAACATTTCGTATGCAGCGTCGGCAACTTCCTCGTGAAAGGCGGCGGTGTAGCTCAGGAAAAAACTGGCGATATTTTCCACCATGATTACCCTGTCAACGGTTATCTCAACCCGGTAAGCAATGCGCTGGTTGTTGTTGTTTGGGCATTCAATTTCAAAGTTGTATTTGTAAGTATTCACAATCCACCCTCCAATTCAATAGCCCGCTGCAAACTTACAATAGCCTCGCGCCTGTCCTGAATGCCGTCCTTAGCTCCCCGCTGGCCAGGGCAAAGCATTTTCTTGATAGCGTGTGCGTCTGCTGGATTGGTCACGCTGTAGGCTGTCAGGATGTCGTACACGTCAACCCACTGGCCTTTGATCTGCACATGGTACTTGCTTGCGGGTGCTTCGTAATGATCACCTGTGCTGCCGTTATGTCCAATGGCATGCATGCGCTTCTCTGCTTCGGCCCAAGCCTCGTCTTCCTCAGGAGATGCAAAGGGATCCTCTGGGCACGGTTCTGCCCCGCTCATTTCAGACGCAAGGATTTCATCTTCGGCGGCGTGCCAAGCTGTGACTTGAGTCTTGATTTTAGGGCGCTGACGTTGCGCTGCCCTTTGGGTAAAAAGCTCATCGCGGGCGGCTTGCCATTGGGCGCGGGTGAAGGTTCTAAGTACAACGTCGTCAGGCACACTGCTATAATCAGCCCTTCCATCTTCCAAAAAGATATGCTTAAAGTCGTAGGTTCCACCCCACTCGCTCACATTCTCTGCTAACCAAATCAAATCTGCGTGCATCTCACTTCTCCTTTTCGTTATTCGTGCGTTAACAATAAACCAGCGGTGCGTTATTGTAAACCCTTGGGGCGTAGTTTATGCAAACGAAGCGCTTCGGCTTCTACTAGCGCCCTGACACTTTCCGGCTCTGCGTCCAGCTTGGCCCGCCTTGCTGCCCTGGTAGGCTCTGCTAGCACTGCGCAGGCGCGGGTGTATATGGGTAGGCGTATGGCGGACTGTAGCGGCTCCGGTAGGATTGAGTAGTCGGCAGTGCCCGAGAGCACTGCCTGTATTTGGGCTTGTGGTGACACTAGAACGGAATATGGTCGTCAAAATCATCAATCGGCTCAGGCATTTGACCAGTCGGGGCCGGCTGCGAGGTCGCTGGCGCTGGCTGGCTTGGCACGTCCGAAGCCTTGCCACCCAAAAGATCAACCTCGCTGCATCGAACCTTCAGGTACGTCTTTCCGTCCTTGCCGGTCTCAGTCGATAGCTCACCTGTTACGCCAACTTGCTGCCCTTTTACGAGATATTGAATCAGGCCGCCCTCTGCACGCTTGCCCCACAACGCGCAATCAACCCAAAGTGTTTGTGCCTTCTCTCCAAAACCGGCCTTGACCGCAACAGAGAAGTTTGCAACGGCTGTTCCGTTTACGTCATTGGTTCGGCAATCTTGCCCCAGGTTTCCTGTAATTGACCAATTATTCATTTTACATTTCCTCGCTTGTGTCGTTGTCGTCTGAGTTGTCGATCTCTACCGGGGCCGCTGCTTCAAGCTGCGCCAGTTGATCAGTTGTTAACTGTCCGGTCTTCTGGCATTGGGCGATTACCTGTTGCAGTGTCATTTCTGCGGCCTGCATTTTCTTTGTCATAACCGGGAGTGATTTCTCGAACCTATCTGCCGGGTAAACTTCTGCTTTAATGACCAGCAGCGGTATGTGTCGAACCTTCCTTTGCTTCTGGCTCTTAACGTGAACCACGTCTATGCCTTCTTTCTTTATGTCGGAAAGCGCCTTGATTTCTATGCCTCCCACTTGCTCTCCCCCATAGGTCACGGTCGGCTCGCAGAATATCTGAACGTGTTTGCCCACCCACTCTTTTGTGAGCTTGCCCCATGCACATCTCATTATCCTCGACATGCCCACTGCTGGCTTCCATGGCCTGTTGTTATCACCCTCAAAATATATCCAGACCTTCTGTTTTGGTGAATTTAAAAACAGCTTAACCTCTCGTATTTTTATAACCGGCTCCGATCCGACTATATCGACGGCATTAAGCTGATCGCTCTTTGCTTGTATTGCGGATGTGATGTCGTCGTCTCTATCGCTCATTGCAGATCTCCTACTATGTCATTTTCAATTTGCGACAGCCGGTACGCTGGCAGGCTAATAAGTTCGGGCTCATCACACGGCAGCGAGGGCCATGCGCCGTCCAGATCGCACTGCGCAAACGACGCCAACGCTTCACGATATTTGCGCCGGCCTTCACCAAACGTCGTATCACATGGCCGGTACAGCTTGTGGCCGTGCGGCATGGCCTCCTCTACCGCGGCAAATTCAAACTGTGCCTCTTCGCCTGTAGCCCATTCAAAAGCGTCGACGTATAGCGCGGCGGATAGATCATAACCATAGTTGTCGATCGCACGGCTGAACGGATCTGGCCGGGCATCTTGAGTCTTTTTGACATCGACTATGGTGCCGTCTGTCAGTAGCAGGTCGTAACGCACGCGGATCAGTACGCCCGTGTCGGGGTCACGAACGAACAGGGACAGCTCTCGCCAGCCTTCGCCGGTAAGGCGGCTGCGCATTAGGGGGTTTGAGAGTACGGCCTCCTGCATTCCAATCACGTTGTCAGACTCACCCGCGGTCAGAACAACCTCTGTTCCGTGCGTCTTTACGGCCTGCTTGTACTCACTGGCGCGCCGGTCCTTTACTTCACGCAGTAGCACGTAATCAGCAGCAAATCGTTCGGGCTCTAATAGTGCTGTGTGAATTGCTGTGCCGATCTCCATAGCTCGGCTGGGGGTGCGTGCCGCCTGAAACTTGTAGTGTGCCGGGCTGCGCAGTACAGACTTCAGGCCAGTGCTGCTGATGCCTTCCGGGTGGCTGTGGTATACGTCGTTTGGCATGTTGGCAATGAAGCACGGCGGCGTGATCGTCATGCCTTCTGAGTATTCGATTGGGATGATGTTCATGGTTAGTCAGTCCTTGTTGGTCGGATTATGTTGACTACTCTATGCCTCGGGGTGTATGTTGTCAACATCTAATCAGGCATAACAACCACCGAGGCGTAAATTATGACAGTTTTAGAAATTCGCAAGGCATTAAAAGATCGTCGGCTTAATCTGGTATCTGAGGCGACCGGGCTGCACGTCAACACTATTCGAGAGATCCGCGACGGCGTGTCTACTGATCCGCGCAACAGCTCTGTGGTTGCCCTGGCTGACTACTTGGAGGCCAACAAGTGAAGCTTCGCCCTTATCAAGAAGACTTAATCGACAAGACCCGTGAGGCACTGCGACGCAATCGTAGGGTGTTAATGCAAGCCCCTACTGGTGCAGGCAAGACAGCCATAACCGTCTACATGATGAGCAGGGCGGCGGAGGCCGGAAAGACAAGCGTATTCTGTGTTCATCAAAACGAATTGCTAACACAGACAAGCCGCGCTCTGTGGGCTCAAAAATTAGAGCATGGCCAGATTGCCAGCGGAAGAACTCGCAGCTACCTACCGGCACAGGTGGCAAGCGTGCAGACATGGGTGCGGCGCATGGACCTGTACTCAGAACCTGATCTGATAATTATTGACGAGTGCCATCGGAGCGCGGCCAGCACTTATCAAAAGATCCTTGAGCAATACCCTAACGCCAGAGTCATTGGCTTAACCGCAACCCCGCAACGCACGGATGGGAAGGGGTTAGACGGGACATATCAAGAGCTGGTACAAGGCCCAACTATCCGACAGCTAATTGACGCGGGCTACTTGTGCGATTATGAGATATTCGCGCCACCTTCGCCGCTTGACCTGTCTGAAGTAAAAACCAAGATGGGTGACTATGATAAAAAGCAGCTAGAACATGAAGTTGACAAGCCAACGATTACCGGGGACGCGGTAGCAACATACAAGAAACATGCCAACGGTAAACGGGCTGCGGTCATGTGCGTGTCAATACGCCATGCCGAGCACGTTATGGAAAGCTACAACGCTTCCGGTGTGCCGGCTGAAATGCTCGAAGGTAAGATGACCAACAAAGAGCGAGAGGCGGTTATTGATCGCTTTAGGTCTGGTGAAACACTGATCGTTACAGCCGTCCAACTTCTAATAGAAGGCTTAGACCTGCCCGCGATTGAAGTTATACAGTGGCTCAGGCCAACCCAGTCTTTGATTGTTTATTTGCAGGGTAATGGGCGCGGATTTCGTGTTTCTGAGGGTAAAGAGAAACTCACTATCCTTGACCAGGTGGCCAATTATAAGAGGCACGGACTACCCGACGACGACCGAGAATGGACACTTGAAGGCCGCAAGAAAGGCAAAAAGCGCAAAGAAGACGACGAGGCAGATGTCAGTATTCAGCAGTGCAAACATTGCTTCCACATCTTTCGGCCTGGCGTTGCGGTCTGCCCGTCTTGTGGCATGCCGGTGGAGGTTCGGCAGAAGGCTGAGATCGAAGTGGTTGACGGCGAGCTAGAACGAATCGACGTAACCGCACTACGCAAGCAGGCTAAGCAGGAACAAGGCGCGGCTAGGGATTTGGTTGATCTGGTGAAGCTGGGGCAGCGCCGGGGGATGAAGAATCCGGCGGCCTGGGCAGCGCATGTTCACGCAAGCAGGGCCGGGCGTAAGGCTACACCGGCTGATTTCGCCAATGCAAAGAGGGTTATGCCATGAACTGGATTGTTCAGCTTTGGAGCGAGGAAAGAGAGAAGTGGGTTAGGATCGCGCTGTTTGACGGATCTGCTGACATGATAGACATCTGCGAGGCGATACAAATACAGGGAATAGACTCAGGTGATTGCCGAATATCAAGGACTCAGGAGCCTGTTGTAAGGAGTTTAGTTGATGGTTTTGATTTTTACATAGCAAGCAGCGCCCTGTTTTCGCCAGACGAGCTAAATGAAAGAGAGTGGTTTGAACTGCCCTCAATGGCATATGGCGACATGCTGAATGTTCACATGGAGAATTATAGAGAGCCAGAACCCATGACCAATGAAAAGGATCTGTTCTAATGAACATGTACACCTTGGCACGACATAAGGGATCAAAGGAATTAATCGCAGTAGCGGGTGCGTTATCTCCTGAAGAAATTGAATATATTTTGGGCTTGATAGAAGATGCCGGGTTTAAATCCACGGATGTTGAGATTATGGAAAACCATCCTCTAGCGTTAGAGCTTATATTTTCAAGGGGAAAAATTAGCTCTGGGTTTTCTTTTGATGAGTCACTTGAGCTTGTTTTAAAAAATGATTCAGGTTGGTATGAGCTACCATCAATGGCTTCAGAAGATGCGCACAAAGCAATGGCGGAAGAATTAAAGGACATATTCTGATGAACCCAGAAACAAAAATACAAAACCTGATCCTCATGGCACTATCAAAAGCCGGGTGCCTTGTATTCAGAAACGAAACTTCCGGAGCCTGGGTAGGCAAGGTAATCCATAAGGATGCCAGTCAAGTCACATTAACAGACGCTCGCATGATCCGGTTTGGCTTGGCTGTCGGAAGTTCTGACATTGTTGGCGTAGCACCGTGCGGAAAATTCCTTGCCATAGAAATAAAGACAAGCAAAGGACGTGCCACAAAGGAACAACTACGTTTCATTGAGGCCGTGAACAACGCGGGCGGAATTTCAGGCATTGCTCGCAGCGTAGAAGACGCGCTAAAATTAATCCGCGGCTAGGAGGCATCCGAAAAGCGTCTAGTCAACGCCTGCCGCTATCCTTTCGACTCCCTTATGACTGAGGTTTCAGATGTCAAAACCTACGAATTGGTACGCAGCCCGTTACGCTGAACGGTACGGCTTCGCGGTAATCCCGATCAAACCTAAAAGCAAACTGCCAGTAGAGAACGACTGGGGCAATCGCGCATTTACGGATCCGGCCGCGGCAGAGAAGCACTGGCAAGACAACCCTAATTTAAACATCGGGCTCGCGCTTGGCCCATCTAAGATGTGCAGCCTTGACATAGATTGCATGGACTCGTTTCGCATGATAGCGGAAGAATTCGGCATTGACCTAGACTCTGATCTTTCCAAGGTTCCTACAATACAGGGCGCTGACAAGGGTATGCGCTGCATGTTTCGGGTGCCTGACAAGCCCGGCGTGATGGAATATCACAAGGTTAGCTGGCCTGCCAGTGGCGACCCTACAGGCGACATACATAAGCAGATGATGCGTGACGCTGCCAAGGCTAAAGCAGACGGTGACACAGGGCGGGAGTCTGACCTACGGGCGAACGCCAAACAGTTCAGCGCCTACACGGTTCTGGAGCTTCGCGTATCTAACGAAGGTAAGCAGCGTTACGACGTACTGCCGCCATCCTGTCACCCCGACACGCTCAAGCCCTACCGCTGGACAGTACAGCCGCCAAAAACACTTGCAGAATGGCCAGAGCCCCCGCCGTGGTTGATGGCTATCTGGAACGCATGGGACAGCTTCAAGCCGCAACTGGTGGACGCCTGCCCGTGGCTACCTAAGGCCGTCCCGGCACCGGCGCGGGAGCCTAAGCAGCCAACACAACAGGGCAGCGCCATTACAGCGTTTAACGACGCACACGACCTGCGCATGGTGCTTGAGCAATACGGATACACTCGCAAGGGCAAGAGCCGGTATCTGTCTCCGCACTCCACAACCAATCTGGCCGGCGTAGTGCTTTTCCCAGATGAAGATCGCTGCTTTATTCATCACGCAAGCGACCCGCTGTGCAGTGACGACACCGGCAAGCCTGTGAATGCGTTTGATCTGTTCTGTGAGTATGAGTACAGCGGCGACACCAGCAAGGCCGTTAAAGCCGCGGCGGAACTCTTGGGCTTGACCCATGTACGCCAGCGCAGCGATGAGGCTAAGACGGTAAACCCCGGTCCGGAGAGCGAGCCAGCGCCCACACCCGCCCGCCCGTTCCGCTGCCTTGGCTATCAGGGTAACAGCTACTTCTACCTACCCCGCGGCACAGAGCAAGTCAGCGAGATAAAGCGGGCGTCACACACAAGCCCTGCGGAACTGATGGGACTCGCGCCGCTTGAATGGTGGGAAATGGCCTACGTAAAGAGCAAGCAAGGCACGGACTGGCAAGGCGCTGCAAACGATCTTATGCGCGGATGCGAAAAAGCGGGCATCTACAGCCAGGATAGAGAGCGAGGGCGCGGGGCATGGTACGACAAGGGCCGGGCAGTGCTGCACCTGGGCGATCGCCTTTTAATAGACGGCAAACACAGCGCGATCGCAGATCATGACAGCGGGTTTATTTACACCAAGCAAGCACCACTAGAGCACGGCGCAGACTCTGTGCCAGCCACAGACGCCGCGGCAATCGACATAGTAGAACTGTTTGAACAGCTAAACTGGGTCAAGCCGGTACACGCTCAACTCCTGGCGGGCTGGTGCTTGCTCGCTCCTATTTGTGGCGCGCTGTCATGGAGGCCACACATCTGGATCACAGCACAGAGGGGCGC